CGAGCACCTTTGTGGGTCAATGCAAGAGAAAATGAGGTTGCGTCTGCATCTGGATTCGAGTATATTCTTTCTCTTGCCCAACCTGCTGCTGTTTTAAAGGAGAAAACAGAAGAAGAGCTTCAAGCAGCCAAAGAAAATCTTGATATGTGGGCGCTGTACGACTACGAAAGGAAATTAGCGCTAACCCTAATAAAATGGGGTATTATGTCTAACGATCCAACAGGACTTCCGGTGGCTACACTATGAGTTACCCAGAAACAAAGATGGCTTGCGTTAGTAATTTGTGGGTTCGGCAGATGTGCTTTGCAAAGGCAGGTGACAGAAATGAAGGGCACGTTCATAACTATGACCACATTACGTTACTTGCAAGTGGGAGTGTTGCTGTAGATATTGACGGTGTTGTTACTAATTTTAAAGCACCACAAATGATTTACATTACCAAAGGCAAATCCCACTATATTACTGCCTTAGAAGATAACACAGTTGCTTGTTGCATACACGCGCTCCGTAATGGAGAAGCCGCTGAAGATATTATTGACCCAAGTATGATTCCTTCTGGTGTAAATGCATTTGATACGGGGTTAGCTAGATCACTATGACTCCTCGTTTTGAACGAGTAAAAAACTTTGTAAGCTCAGAAGAATGTGCGGAGTTAAATGATTGGGTTGATTCTGCGGTTACTAATAAACAAATGGGTCCGGGTATGAACCTAGACAGGACACTTAGCGCTGTTAGGTTTAATACTCGATTTTATGCAAACAGAACAACTTACCCTGATCTTATTTATAAGATATTCGACCGTATTCAAAAAGCTTACGGCCTCTCCCCTTATAAAGTAATTAACCACCACGGAAAGGATGGTATAGTTGTGTCATGTACTTTCCCCACGGGAATAGTATTTAAGCATACAGACCCAAAGGGAATAGACACGCTCGCCTCCTTGCGTTTTAACTTTCTAACAAGGGCGGCTGATGGTGGGGGCGCGCTTGTACTGGAAGGCAACACTATGCCTTTAGAAGTAGGTGAATTGCATTGTTATCTGGTCACAGAGCATGAGCACTGGGTTACTGAGGTACTCGGCGTTACATCCCGCATTATGTGGCAGTGTGGTGTGTATGCCCCAAAGGAAGACTGGGATTCTGGTCTAATTAAATTTAACAACGAAAGGTAATTATGATTACATCTTTAATTGCGTTTCTAGGAGGATCAGTCTTTCGAATGATCTGGGGTGAATTCTCTTCATTCCTAACTAAGAAACAAGACAACGCGCATGAGCTCTCATTAATGACTTTACAAAGTACTCTTGATACCGCATCACATGCACGTAACTTAGAGTCAATGAAGGCACAAGCAGAGCTTGGTATTCAAATTATTAGAGAGCAAGCCTCGGCTACAGGCTCAGTTATTGAAACAACTGCATGGTTAGAAGCTGTCAAGGGCACTACCCAATCTATTGGTATTAAGTTTATTGACGCTTGGAACGGTATCATCCGGCCTTTAGTGGCTACTTGGGCTATTATCCTTATCTCAATATACTACTACCAAATGAATTTTATCTTAGATGAAAATGGTTGGGGTATTTGCGGAGCTGCTCTGGGTATTTACCTAGCTGACCGTACCTTATTTAAGCGGGGTAAATAACATGTCACCCGAGGAACGAAAGGAACTAATCCTTGAAATAGCTTCAGCACTACAGCCTACTGTAGTAGTGTTATCAGACGAAGAAACTCGCTGGGTTAAAATGGCTATTCAAAAGGAAGCTCAGTCTATTGAGCTTAGAAAAGCAATTATTGAGAAAACTTTAAGTGGCTTAGTCTGGTTTGCTATTGTAGGGATTGGCTACTTGTTTGTAGACTTCTTGCGTAACCACGGCTTAGCCGTCTAGTCGGTACCTAATAGGGATGAACCTAGACTTAGCTAAAGAACTTTGTAAGCACTTTGAAGGCTTCAGAAGTCACCCTTACCTCTGCCCTGCTGGTGTCCCTACTATTGGTTATGGTAACACTTACTATTCTAATGGAATCAAGGTAACACTTAAGGATCCACAAATAACAATGCAACAAGCAGATGAGTTGCTCCAACATGAGTTAGAGTTTACTTACCTGCCTGCTGTCTTTAAGCTATGCCCTAGCTTAGCCAATCACCCTAGCATACTTAATGCTATTGTTGATTTTACTTATAACCTAGGTAGCGGGAATCTTAGATCCTCTACTTTAAGAAAGAAGCTTAATGCTAATGATTGGTCAGCTGTTAAAATCGAGCTGATGCGTTGGACAAGAGGCGGCGGCGTAGTTCTTAAGGGACTGCTGCTTCGCCGTCAGGCTGAGTGTTTATTAATCTAAGGAATATTTTGAAACGAAATCAGAAGCAACAACGAGAGCGTGTCTCACAAGATCGTTCTTTTCACATCCAACCTAAAAACAAAACACAGCAATTACTGTTAGATGCTATCAGTGAGTACGCAATTACCGTAGCTCTTGGCCCTGCTGGTACTGGTAAAACCTTTATTAGCGCCTCTAAAGTAGCACAGCTATTTCTCACAGGCAAGTATGACTCAATCATTCTCTCACGGGCTAACGTAGGTGTTGGTACGTCTCTCGGTATGTTCCCTGGAACTGTTGAGGAAAAACTTGCTCCGTGGCTTATGCCTGTAACCAGTGTGCTTACTCGTCAGTTAGGAGCTGCTAAGTACGAGTATTTGTTTGCTAAGAAAGCTATTCAAATGGTACCGCTGGAAGTCATCCGTGGGCGTAGCTTTGAACGGTCACTTGTGTTGGTTGAGGAGGCTCAAAACTTTACCATGGAAGAATTAAAAGCTATTACTACACGTATGGGTGAAGATAGCAAAATGATTCTGTCAGGTGACGCAAGTCAGAGTGACGTAGGTAGTGGTAGCGCTATTATGCGCTTTGTAGACATTTGCGAGCGTAACGACATTGAGATTCCTATTGTTGAATTTGGTTTAGATGATGTTGTGCGTTCAGATATTTGTGGGCAGCTTGTTAAGATGTTCTACAGAGAAGGTATTTAAAATTAAAGGAGTAACATGGCAGAACAAATAAAAGAACTTGGTGCAGGAGGTTTAAACACTGACTTACCGGCCATGTTAGTTTCGATGAACACCTTTACGGACGTCTTAAACGTTCGTTTTGATGACAATGCGGTACAGACAATTACAGGCGAAGCCCTTAGCAGGGTAGTGTCTATTATTCCCGACTTCGGCATTCATTGGCGTAGGCCCGATCAAGGCTACAATATTTTTATTAAGAATGGTTACGCAGTTCGAGTAGATGCCGCTGGTAATTCTTCTGCTATGTTATCTAGTAATGATTCAGTATATAACAATAGCAACTGGCAATCAGCTGCTTTTAATGGTGGCTTTGCTATTGTTATTAACAATGGGGCATCAACTCCCCACTACTGTTTATACGGAAGTACTACCGCTGGCACTACCTTCCAGCCACTACCTGGATGGAATTACCTTACGGGTCTTGCAGTAACTGCTAAAGTTATTCGATCACTTAACTATTCACTGGTAGCAGCTAATCTAACACTTAATCAAGACGGCGTTATCACCAATGCTCCAGGTACTATTCGTATTTCTACTCAGGCACCTACAGGGAATATCCCTCAAGTCTGGCAACCCGGGTTAACTACGGATACTGCAGACGAATTTGAGTTAAGCTCAACTAGCCCGGTATTAGACCTCTTAGAGCTTAGGGGTAGTATGTTTGTTTATTCGCAAGACAGTATTAACATGTTAACTATTGGTGCTGCAACTAAGGTAACCCCTTACTCAAAGTCATATGGTATTTTAAATACAGATTGTGTCTGCGAATTCGATGGTAACCATTTTGTTGTTGACAGGAACGATATATACACGCACAACGGGTCAGGAAGTATTCAGTCTCTTGCTGACTTTCGTATTAAAAAATATTTCTTTAGCAGCCTTAACAAATCAGCGCTAGATAAAGTGTATGTAGTTAAGAATCCTTTTAATAAAGAAATTTGGTTATGCTACCCTAAAGGATCTTCCACCTTATGCACCGAAGCTCTAATATACCAATATAAAAATAATACATGGTCCAAGCGAGCACTTGTAGGTAACACCTATGGTTTTACTGGGCCAGCTAACGTCAACAATACTTTTCAATATGCTAAAGATGTTGTATATATGACGACAAACACAACACAAACTTTAGTGACCGACGACAACTACTTGATGTGGAATGGGGTTGCCCTTGACGCGTATACCTCTTATGTAGAGAAGAAAAAGCTTAATACAGGGGATGTTACCGGTAGTACTTTAGTTAGCACTATCTACCCTATCTTTGATAAGGTGCCTGCTATTGCATCTATTACTATCAGGGTCGTGGGTCAAAACAATTATGTAGATGATGTGGATTTGTCAACAGACGCACCTAATCTTAAAGATACCTTTGTATTTTTACCCAACAACGAGAGATCGCAAGGCTACAAGGTAGATTCTAGAGTAAATGGTCGTGTACTAAACTACAGGATAACTTCGCAAGACTACTGGCGGCTTGCCGCATTTGCATTAGACGCTCGACCAGCAGATAGGAGATAATATGCTTAACCCGCCAATCACAGGCAACGACGATTTAGACTCTTGGTTATACAACTTAAATATTGAAGCTGCCAGTGGTTTTGGCGGGGGTAGTACTCTTGTGACACCGGCAGATCCTACTACTGGTTCACCGGTAGCTTACCCTTTTCGATTCATACATGTTAAATACGCCGACGACAATATCGGCGGTGGTATTACTGATACGCCTACATATAAATTGTATTGGGGTATTTACAATAGCAACTCTTCCATCGAGTCAACTAACCCAGCAGACTATACTTGGTATAAATCGCCATCTGGTTTTGGCTCATTAACTTACTTGTATTATTTAATTCTTGGCGGTAGGCAGGTTAAGTTTAGCGTAGCAACAACTCAGCCATCTTATAAGTGGCTTGTAGATTCAGGCCCAGCAATTGATCTTGATATTATTATCCCTGCGTCTACTGTTTCTTTTAATGAGATCATGGATGCGGCTGTTACTGAGCTAAAGATTGCCGCCGATGCAGTAACTGCTACTAAGATTAATGTGGCAGCATTAGACCAAGCACTAGGGGGTTTAAGACCTAACACAGTATCAGCAGCCCAAATCATTGATGCTGCTGTAACTGAATTTAAGCTTAGAGATGGTGCTGTTAGCGCCCTTAAAACTAATCTAGCAGCTATTGCTCCCCTAACCGGGTTACTTAATAGTGGTACCGTGGATACCGCCCAATTAGTTAACGATGCGGTTACCAGCTTAAAATTACTTGATGGTGCTATCACAGCTGCTAAGACGAGTATTGCTTCTATTGAGCCTACTACAGGGGCACTTACTACCAATTCGGTAGGTACTACCCAAATAGCAACTAACGCAATTACCTCACCTAAGATTGTAGCTAACGCTATTGTGGCGGGTAAAATTGCTGCCGATGCAGTAACAGCTAATGAAATTGCTGCCGGGTCAATTATTGCTGTAAAGATTGCTGCCGGTGCCGTGTCCGCAGTTGCTATTGCCGCCAACGCTATTGTTGCGGGTAAGATTGCAGCCAATGCTATCATAGCTAACAACATTCAAGCAGGGGTAATTACAGGCGACAAGATCTTTGCCAACACTATTACAGGCGAAAATATTGCGGCCCTTACTATTGGTGCTCAGGCTATTGCAGCAGGCGCTATTACTGCTATTAAAATTGAGGCAGGCGCTGTTACTGCAGATAAGATTCTTGCGGGATCTGTCACTGCAGATAAGATTACAGTGGCTAACCTAGCGGCGTTGTCTGCCAACATGGGTAGTATTACTGCGGGAAGTTTAAATGCCGTTAACATTACGGGTAGCACTATTACCGGTAACACTATTAATGGGGGGACTATCAATGGAACTACCGGAACCTTTGCAGGTGCTTTAAGCGCAGCAACTGGCTCCTTTACAGGTGAGCTGCAAGGGGCCTCGGGTTCCTTTAGTGGTACTCTCTCTGGTTCAAATATTACAGGGACTACAGGTAGCTTTTCAGGTGCCTTATTAGGTGCAACAGGTTCTTTCTCAGGAAGTCTATTGGCAGGTACAATTGATATAACAGAATTAGTCGGAGTAACTCGCACGTTTGGAACGCCAGGTAGTTACTCCACTACTGTACCTACTTCTTTTACAAGGATGAGGTTAACAGTAGTAGGCTCAGGCGGGGGTGG